TTCGCACCAGGGCGATTGATACGCATTCCTGATCCTGGCAGTTCAGCAGTTTCCGGTCTTGGCTTTTCCCCTGAAGTATTCAGAATCAGAAAGGCATTTCCGGCAAGTTGTTGCTCCCAAAGTGAATCCTGCAAAGCCGTAGCCGTTGAGGTATCAATCTGAGAACGTACGCTTTTCTTGGTTAGGGCAAAGGCAATAATCCTTCCCTTTTCGTTTACGTCGCACGGAGGGTTGCGATAGCAGCCATCAGATGGACAGTTGGTTTGAAACATTGTATTAACAGCCTATGCAGGCGTTATTATCGGGCTGGAAGCCCTGAAGGAGTGCCTGGAACTTGACCATTGATAAGTTCCGATAAGTTGACTCAGTGGTGTTGTCTTGGGTGGTGGCAACTTCCAATTCTCCACTGACGAATATATTCTGACCGTTCCACACAAAAGCGGGATGTCTGGTGGCAGCAAACAAAGCATTCTGGGTGTTCAAGTCAATATAATCTGTTTGCAAATTTACTGATTTATCTGAATTAGACATCGGCCTTTGATAAGTCCCGTCTGAATTCCTGTAAATCGATTCTTCGATCTGGATAGTTTCTCCGCCACCGTTTAAGTCAATACGGGCAATTTGTTTCCAACCATAAAGGTATTCGAAGCCTTCCCGGATTGTATAACCACTATCCCAAAATTCAACCAAGGTTGAAAAACAGTCATCTTCCCGATATTGAAGCGCATTTGAAACCGCATAGATTTCAAAGTCTTCAGTGTAGGCACCCTGACCATAAAGGCAAATCCGGTAGCATCCTTCTGAGATTGCCGGGATCAGTGCAGTGGCTTGGAATTGTGCTCCTACGGTTGTGTTTGCTTCGGTTACACGAAACCAGTAAGACGTTTCGCCTGATCCTTCAAAAAAAGTGTATGCCCCGATACCAAGGAAGCATTCTGCTCCGGTATAGGTGCAGTTTATGGTGATGGTTTGGTCGTCGTTTACGGTAGCGACAACTATTAAGTCTTCGGGCCATGCAAAATCGTTAATGAGATCGGCAAAATCAGCAGTTGAAGTACAGGCATAAATATCAGACCTTGCAAGTAATCCCAATCCAGCACCAACGCCACCATCTGAATCAAAAAAGTAAAAGTACATTCCATCAACTTCTGACGGTCCTGTATTGAATCCGGGCTTGATGGTTAGAAATGGTTGAAGAACCCCGTTCGAATCATAAAACCCTAATTGAGTTGAATCAGCCAAAGGAAGTTCAGCCGTTCCGATCTGCCCGACAAAATTGCCATCTGAATCCAGCAATCCTACAAGGCAGGATTCCAGCCCCGAAAGATTCCCTGAAATCAATGGCACATTAAATTGGTATGTATCTCCCGGCTTAATTGGTCCCTGATATGTTTCTCCAGGTGTTGGGCAGGCTTCAAAGTCCACAAATTCAATATCGTACCAGATTGAATTGTACATCAAACCAGTGTTGGGTTCGTATGGCAGTAATCCGGCAAAATCCTGAATAAAGATTGAAGCATCCGGTTCTGTCAAACAGACAAACCTTTGCCATAGCCATACCCCTCCCGTTTCAATGCCTGAGATACGAAGTCCGATGTTTGATGTGGACCATGTAAATTCCACCTTATTTGTCGAATCGGTTTCAGCAGTAAAAGACCACCCCGAAGGTCTGACAAACAAAGCGGCATAAGTAATTATGTCGGCCCGGGTAATGCCTGATTGAAACCCTTTCCTTACAATCTTACCTAAAACTGTTAGAAAGAAGCTTTCTTCTGAATCCAATTCCCTAAGCGAAAACCGATAAACAGGTTCAGCAGGAAGCGTTTGTTCGGGCGTTCTTATGGCTGTGCCGAATCGTTCTGAATAAGTTACATCCATGCACCTTGCCAAACCAGAAACAGCAATATTCCCCTGAATGTCATAAGTATCGGGAAAGATCGCAGCTCCGGATTGCTCTTTTATCAGGATGGATTGACCAGCCTTGACTTCTTCGGGAAACAATGCTTCTGAATAATCCCCTGTGAACAAAACCAAAGGATTAGCCGTGAATGTGGATGAAGTTATGGTCAGACCATTAAGCCCAACCGAAACCTCTATAAACTGCGTTGAATAAGTCGCAAATAGTTGTGGGTTCTGGATGGTCAGGGTAATAGTTTGAACGCCAGACAGCGCAGGGAAAGGCTTTGGTTTTACAAGTTCAAAGCCACCAAAATAAGGTGTTGCGTTGTATTCATCAATCTTAACCTGAATTGCAGAAAGCAGCTTTCCAAGACTTTGCCCGATATTTTGCCCGTTGGTAAATTCGCCATGTAGGTCAATCAATAACTGACTGATATACCCGGCCAGATTGCCGAATCCAGCGTTTGCCCGGGCAGGTTCAAATCGGTAAAATGGATGTGGTTTGCCCATTATGCAATACTAATATCAGCAATTACAGAAAAGTCATAAGAGCCATTTGAGCCAGCATCCAAAAAAAGAGTCAAGTTGTTGGCATCCTGTTTTTCAACGTATAATTCTGTAATACTGGTAATAAAGTCGGCAACACGAAACGAAACAGAAAAGGCGACATAAGTAGACCCAACTGAAACAGTTGTAGGAACTGGTATTGTTAGTGTTCCCGATCCAAGAGCTGAATAAGTCAGGTTCCCATAGATAGAAATTCTTGCTATTTGACCGATAATGGTAAAATAATACGCATTGATTGTCGCCGCTGTAATGGCTGTTCCGTCCGGTGCAAATAGAGCCAGCAAAGCAGAATCCCCAGAAAGGTCCTGCCCTGTATTATTGGCATAAAACACATAATTCGCCCAACTCCCGGAATGAAATATCCGGTTGATTATGGTTCCCGCAGTAGCATATGCAGTCCCTCCAACCGTTGCAGTTCCATTTCGGACAATTACGGTGTATCCTTTGCCTTCAGCCGGTGTTGGGTCTGTATATGTTGCTGATGCGACATTGACATACGTCTGCCCGTTTTCGGCTGTGGTATTGCCCGAAACAACAACCGGAAGGAAGTTTACCGAATCAATGAAATCTTTGTTAAAAGTATTTTCCAAAGGGCCGGTAATCGCCTTTACACCATTCGCTGTGAACAGTGAATCATTTGCGGTAACCATTTGCGCCCGTGTCTTTTGTGCCATTTTATTTCTTAGTTTGAAAAGTCGTCTGAATAATCATCTGAGTAATCCCCAAGTGCAGGAATTGCGTATGCCAAAAGTAAGGTTATTTCGGAAATACCCGAACTTGGATCGATTGGCTTATTGTTTGCCGTCCTGATGAAGCCATAAAAGGTTTCCTTCCCTGAGTTCACTTCAATATATCCGGTCCCTGGTGTTACCATTGACAGGAAGTCGCACAAGGATTGAGGAGCTGAAAATTGAAGGGTAATTGGCTTCAAAATGTACTCCCAATACTCCTGATTCAATATTGCGGGTGAAATATCGGTTTCTTCTGACAGAACCAAACCACCATTGACTTCGATACATTCCTCCGGTGCTGATTCCCCGGCTATTCTTGATGAATACCCTGTGAAATATTCCCCGCCTTGGTAGAATAGCTTTGCCTGATTGGTCGGAAGGCCAAAGGTGTGCATTCCATACCATTTCCAGAATCGTGCTGCAATCCTGGCAGGTGATATAAACACATTGTAAAGCCTATTCATTGGGCTGTTTGATTCGGCAATGAAATTACTGCCCCATGAAATTGAACCTGCAGGAAATGTTACCGAACCGGATTCCCCCGGCAAATCATATCCACTTCCTTCGATTGGATTTATTGTAACTGTTTCATAATTCAACCAGATAATAAAAATGTCGTTGTCGTTTGGCTGGTCGGAAGAGCCTGAGCTATCTACTTGAATTGCCAGTCTTCGATAAAACTCAATAGCATATCCAGCCGCAATCAAATTGCTTCGATTGTCAATTTTGTTGGTCGAATCTTCCTTTCTGGCCCTGTTTGAAACGTAGTAGCTTCGAGAAGTGTTGATTTCAAAAGTTCCCGAAAGACTACGGTTTTTCCATCGGTCAGAATACCCGATCAGAAAGTTATTGGCAATCTCTGACTGCATTGCAGCCTTTTCAATTTGGCTTACTTTGTTGAATTGGGCAATCTTTAAACCCTTGTTGTAAAAGTAATCCCTTGGTTCAACTCTGATCCGCCAGCCTCCGTATTGGTCCTGCTCAAATCCCCATCCAAGGCAAAAGATTCTGTCCAACCCTTCAAAAATTGACTGCCAAGAGGTAATCATTTTGGCTGTTATTGCCGGAACTATTGTGTCATCATCAGGGACCAATTCCCCGTTCCTGATAAAAAGACCTGTGGTCAATTCAAAGTTGTAAAGGCATCCAGTTCCAACTGTAAACACATCAGAAACCAAAGCACCTGGGTAGCCTACTATTTTTGTGATTGCTCTATCTAAAAAATCAAAAGGATAATACCCCTTTGATGAAGTAGCTGTACTTCCATTTAGCTCTTCAACCATTAAGGTGTTTGAGGCATAGAAAGTTGTTTCCCACCCTCCGACCGGATTAAATTCAAGGGCTATGTAATACGCAGCCCGATAATTTGCCGGAACAACAATATTTTGAACAAAGGTGTCGTCAAGGCTGTATGTGTTGTTTGGAGGGATTGGGGGAGTAGTGAAAAGCGTGTAAAAAGTAGCTGTTGGATTCCCCGCATCGTCAATAATAAGGATATTGACAAAGCCCCGATAACTGTTAAAGGGGTGTCTATTTTTCAGATCAAACTGGCATCTTCCACTTGTCTTCAGGTTTCTTTGAACACCTTGGTTGTCTTGAAAAAAGACGTTGGTCCCGGTAATATAATTCCCTGAGTTATTAAAGGTAGACCCAAAAACACCTTTAAAATCTGAGTTGTTAAAGAAAATTGGGAATACAGGCTCAAATGGAGTTCCAAAAACAAGGCTCCGGTTTTGGTATTGCCTTCCTGCTCCTACAAGGTACAATATCTGGCTATGGTTCCTAAAAACATCAAGGTTTGCGGCCCCAATATCTGTTTGGTCCAGACTATTCGTATCAATCAGATCCAGTTCTGCATCTTGTCGGGACATAAACTTTTCCCGGAAGTCATCTTCGAGAACGCCAACGGTTATTTGCCAGCCGGGTTGGTCCTTGGTCTTTTGTTCCCGGTATGAGCCAAAGTCAATGTATCCGATAAAAACGTATTCCTGCCCGGATACTTTGGTCTGACTTGTTATTGTGAAATCAACCGTGGCGTTAATAAACTGTGCATCAAAGAAGTTTTTCAGCAGAACCGCTCCTTTGCCAATCCAAGTCAATTCAGTTACGAAAGGCTGATCAACACCATGCGCTTCGAGTCTTTGAGCAACGAATTCAACCGAATCCCATCCAATAGGTTCATCAACTTCCTGCCCGTCAATGTAGAATTTCCACATGGCCCAAAACTACACAAAAAAACCCCGAAAAAATTCCGAGGTATTTTGCGAGAACATATAGAACAAAACAAAACAGGGATGAAAGTTGCCCTTCATCCCCGCCAAACAATTCACAAAATGAGATAACAAAACCTGTGACAAAGATAAGGGAAAATATTTGCGGCAACGCAAACGGGAATAAAAAAAGCCCTTCGTTTTTGAAAGGCTTTTGTGGGCTGATTCCGAAAACTCTAAAATTTTAAAATAGGCTTTGGATATTCCTCGGCTATCGGGTTAAACTTTAATATTTTGGGACTTTGACCCTTTACGAAAAAGTTCCAGGTCTTTATTATTAGCGCTATTTTTAATGCTGGCGGCATCTTTCGCAAAGATGTCCTATCCTGAATCAATTTATTTCTTAATAAATTAACCGATGAATTCGTAATTCCAAGCCCAGTCGCCAATTGCTCAAAAAATGAAAATGCCGTTTCAGGGTCTAATTCTGAAAATAAAGCGTAAAATCCGCCAAAATATGATGGCTGTAAAATCTTAGCAAAATTCATATACCAGTTTCTGGAATGGCTGGCTATCCTTTGCCATTTTTCAGGGTCTTGATAGTATTGTTCCAAAAGTTCGGAATTTGTACTTTTCCCATTAACTTGACTTTTGGGGCCTTTATCAAGAGTTAAAAAGTTATAGTGGGCAATTATTGAGGGGATTGAATTGTCGTGTTTGATGCCAGCAGCCCTGAACGTATCAGTGGAATTTCTTGAAGAACCGGTATCTAAAACCGAAAACACGGATTCATCAAGATTAAATGCAACGTGGAATTTTACACTACACCCTGAATGAACTATTGCCATCAATCTTTGCTGCCCATCTAAAACCCTTCCATTAGATGCTATTTTGATTGTTTCCGCAGTTTCAGCCCTCCATCGGCCTTCTTTCATTTCCTTTGAATACAACAACACTCTTGGAGTTTTTGGTCTTCTATTGGCAGTGTTTTGTGATAAATAGTGCTTCGCCATTTCGGGGGTAACGAGCATTTCAATAAATTCAATCATTTTGTTCTTTGTTTTAATTTGCAACAAAAGTAAACAAAGAAACCAGAAGGCCAAACTTTTTTGCAACAAAAATTTATCTCAACATCGGGCTTTTGAATTTTGAATTCAATCTTTTGGTTTTAGCGGCCCGTTGTTCTTGGTAGACAAAGAATCCCTCGCGGTCTAATTGGACATTGGTAAAGGGTAATCCCCTCAAAGTTCCTTCAATGGACTCCAATCGTGCGACAATCTGCCCGGGTAAATAGTCTGCACTTGAATTGACCTCATACTTCCCGGAAAGGATTTTCTCTGTAAGTGGCGCAGGGATTACATGGGATTTTTCGGATAGATTGACCAAACTTGCCGTGGATGGTGTTTTATACACCTTCCCGGATTGGGTTACCACAAGTTCGGATCCTTCTTCACCGACAATGGCTTTACCTTGGTAGGCTTTTCCTTTTGTTCCTTCCCGGAATTCAGGGACTGGTTGGGCCATAATAAAGGCAATCTGAGATGCCTGTATGGCAAGACCAGCAACCGCCAACGGTGCTAATGGTCCCGAAAGAAAGTATTCCGCAATGAGTGGGGCGGTCTTAAAAATAACCTGAGCAACGGCAGCAGCCTGTTGCGCCCGAAACTCCTTTTCCCGCAGTTTCTTTTCTTCGGCAGCTTTTTTTTCATCCAACTCCATAATCTTCTGAGCATTGCCGTCGGCCAACCTTATTTCAGCAGCATACTTTTGATTTAGGGCATTCATCTGCCTGTCAATGTTGGCCTCGTAAAGGTTCATCACATTGTCAAGTGCAGCACTTGCAACCATTGAATAAGCCTGCCACTCCTGAACTGTTATTTCAGCAATATCCTTTTTTAATTGTTTATCATCCTTTTTGCTTTGGCCCTTTATTTCCTTAATCTTTTCCTGCTTCTCTTTTTCAAGGTCAACAAGCTCCTTATTCAGTTTCTTTTGCTTTTCAACTGATTCCTCTGCATCTGTGCGTTTCTTGTTCTCAAACTTAATTTGCTCATTTTGCAATTCACGGATTCCATCCTTTGCGGCTTGAACTTCTTTTTTCCTGGCTTCGGCTTCGGTTTTGATTGTAGCAACAACCTCTTTCGATTTTGTTTGGTTGATTAAGCCCTGAATCCTTGCGTTGTCCTTAGCGTCCTGAACTCCTTGCGCTGCGAATTCATTATCTGTGGCCAACCGCTTCTTCCCGTATTCAACATCATTCCGGAGCAAAGCCAGATTCCTTTCAAATCCTTCCTCTGTGCGAAGTTGGATGCGCAAGGCAGCTATTTTTTTGTCGAGTTCAAGGAGTTTAACTTTTGCTTTGTATTCGTCTTCGAGTTGCTCTTGTGTTTTCTTTTGGTTCTGCTGAAATGTAACCTGAACCCCTGCAACAACTTCGAGCAATGATAATTCTGCCTGTAAAACCTTTAGGGTTTTCTCTCCTTGTTGTAGTTGGATTTTTTGCTTTCCGTTAAAATCTGATGCAGCATTTATTCGTAGGTCAGCGTTTTTTTGTTGTTGTGCATCAATCTTTTTATCCAAGTCAAAAATCAATGCCCTGGCTGCCGATTGACGTGAAATCCAAACCCCCTGTTCTTGTGCAATATCAAATGCCTTTTTAGCCAGGTCTGATTCCAGCCTTCTTAGAGCAATATTTTCAACCGTTTCTTGTTTTGCCTTTTTACCAATGCCAGCCAATTGTGTAGCAATTCCAGCAGCCAAATCGTAAGAACCTTTCAGAAATGGTTCGAGCTTTTCCCCGATTGCCAAAACCAGACTATCAATGGCAGTATTAAATTTGTTCTGGCTTGCTGTGATTGTGTCAATGTTTTTTGAAGCATTTGGCCCAAAGGTCTTTTCAAGTTCAGTCGCAAACTTTGGAAGGAAATCGTTTGATGCAATTTCACCCTTAGCCACAAAGTCAGAAAACTGAGCAATATTCATCCCCATTGCTTTTGCAGCAATGCCCAGCGCACCAGGAAGGCTGTCCCCAATCTGCTGTCGCAAATCTTCCATAGACACAACCCCTTTGCCAGCAATTTGAGAAAGTGCCGCCAAGATTAACTTTGTCCGGTCTGCGCTTAATCCCAAAGTAGCAGCAGCCTTAGAAACAGCGAGGAATTGTCTATTGGTTTCCTGCATCGATGTTCCTGCAAGATTTGAAGATGCTGCAAAACCTTTGTACCCCTCAACCAGGGCCAATAAATCCAGACCAAGGCTATTTGCCGTTTGCCGCAAAAACTCCATGTTTTCAGCCCCTTTCTCTGAAGAGCCTGAAGCAAAATCAATAGCTTTCTGAAATTGCTGGAATCTGGCAGTAGTATCAGCTACGGTTTTAGCAAACGCAATAATCTGACTGACCGCAAAAACCCCGGCAATCGTTTTGCCAAAGTTCCCCACAATAGAATTCATATTTCCGAACTTGCCGGAAACCTGATCAACCGCTTTGCCTCCTTCGGATCCGGTTTTTTTAAGTTGGTCGTTGTACTTTCGGAGTTCGGTCAGGGCTTCCTTTTCCTTTGCGGTTAAGGTGTTCATGCCACCAACTACTTTCTTTACATCGTCATCTTGAACAACGTATTCAACGACAATCTGATTTTTGGATAAGGTACTCACTTTTTCGCATTGCGCTTAGCCTTTTCAAGTGCCTGGAAGTATTCTTCCTTCAGGAAATAGAACTCCCATGCAGACCTGTCGCCAAGTTTTTCAAGGTCAATTCCATTTGCTTTTGCAAAGCTAATATTTTCCGCAAGTCTTTGGCGGAATCGCTGGATTCCTTCTCCGTAGTATCCAACATCTCCATCAACGCCACGTTCAGAGTGGTTTCCATGCTTAGGCTTTTCAAAAAATCTTGGGAAATCTTTTGCAATTCGGCTCCACCCGGAATCAATTTGGCTTCGGACGTTTGCAAAAAAAAAGCAGGGACATCCATGTTTTTCAGCCAATGTTCGATTTTCTTGGTTGCGTAGGGGTAGTCGTAGGTAAATGGGTTTTCGACCTCATCAAAGTAAACAACGGATGAAAACTTCAATTCCATTGAAGGGTGAAAGGCAAGATTCATTCGTTCCAAAACCAAAACCGAAATTCGGCTTATTTCTTCCTTGCGCTTGCCTTCGTCTTTGTACTTGGTTGAAAAAAGGATCTGATTGATTTCAGAAAAGGCTTTTTGAACCAAGGCCGGTGTTAGTCTCCATTCGGCTTCGTGGTACACCTCTTTTGCGGCCACCATTCTTTCGATTGGAATCTGGATATCGTGATTCCAGCAGAAATAGTTTACTCCTCCGCTTGTGAAGGCGAATTCCACCTTGTGCCAGTGCTTTTTGTCGAGGACTCCTTGGTAGTTAGGTGTCGGTGCTGATGAATTTATCGAAGACACAACTGGCTGCGTAGGTCCAGCCGAAGGCATAAGCCACTTGAACAATTTCATTGGGCAAAAATAGGGTTAAAATGTAGAACCAGGGCGCAAAGCAATAAGGGCAAAAACCCAGAGGCTTTGAAAGGTTTTTGGGTAGTTTAGAAAGCAAAAAACCGTACCATTTCAGGTACGGCACGTTGTCGATGCAATACGCAAAGAACCAAGCAAACAAAGCACAGGAAACACCATCAAGAATGATGTGCATTACTTCCTTGGCCGTCTTGGCTTCTTGGTTCCGGGCTTACCGCAGCTTGAGCAGTATTTTTTAGTTTTCATAAATCAAAGGTAGTTAATCCTCCATCTTAAAAACAACCTGATTGATCTTGTACTTTCCACATTCGTCCTGAATATAGATGGTAGGCTTCCCTTGTCCGGCATAAAGGGCATATTCACAGGCAAAGGAGTTTTTCTTTGTGATCCCGGTTACACGGTATTCCACAAAGTCGGTTTTTTGGCAGGAAGCAATCGAAGCCAAAAGAATTAAGGTGGTGAGTAGTTTTTTCATTGTTCTGTTTTATTTAAGACCCATACCCCTGCGGAACCACATCCGTAAAGGCATTGATAAATGGTGTTTCTGTCTGCGTAAAGTTGCCAACGCTAAACTGAATCGAATCAGTAATCGTGCCGTCTTTTGCGGTGAACTTCAGGAATTGGTTTGAATCAGGATCCCGAAACCGGATAATGTAAGGACCGCCCCAAGGATTTAAAAAAGATTCAGGAAATAAAACTGAAGTTAGGTCAATGTTTACCCAATTCCCATCTTCAACATAAGCAAGATATGAAATTGAAAATCCAGCCCCATTTACAATAAAAACATCAATCGTTGCTTCTGCATAATCAGGAGGCAAATAAACAATCAGGTCGTCTGCGCAATTCGGCAAAAGAGCCTGGACAAAGTAGTTTGGTAAACAGCTCATGGTTCTGATTTTTGCAAATGTATAATCTTTTGCAACAATATTACAAATCAATCATGGAAGAAATTTCGTTGAAGTTGGCCCAAAGGAAATAACGCCATTCGTCAAAGCTGTGCCCAAGGTTCGGGTTTTTGTTCTTCCAAGGATCCAGACTGCCATTTCGATCCACAACTGCCAGCTTTGAATCTTCAATCAGCAGGTCGTTTTCTTCAGCAATCTGGACCAAACAATTTTGAAGCACCAGATTTGTAACAGCCCTTGATGCAATATGCGAAGGGTTTGCTGGTGGAACTTGAATAGCAAAATCATTAACCCGAAGTCTTTTTTTAATAAACTGATAAGCTGTGATGTTGTCCTGGCTAAATGCGCTCCGGTTGCCTCCTGAAGCATCCCCATTGATTATGAATTCAAAGCCCTTGAAATCTTCCAAGATTGTATCGCAGAGGGCACCAAGGTCGCCTATTCGGTAAGTTCTGATGCGGTTTATCGTGGCGTAATACTTCGCCCCGGGTCCATTTTTTAAAAATTGCTGAACCCCACAAGTATTGGTGACGTTAAAGTCAAAGGACAGGTAAAGAGGTAGTTCTTTGACCGCTTTAATCTTTGCCTGTTTTACGTGAATCTCAGGATTAAAACCGTAGGCAAACCGGTAATCCATATCTTCAATCCCCCATTCACCCTCGGCCCAAACCTTATATCTGCGTTCTCCTTCTTTGCCCTTTGATTTGATTCTTAGGAGCCTATTATGGAACTCCTCCCGATCAATGGCATAGTTCTGATAAAAGGTGGACTTGTAAAAAACATGGTTTGGAAGGTCTTTCTTTCTCTGGTATTCCGAAAAGAGCCAATGGTTCTGGCTTTCCGGGTTCCAGGATAAAATCATTGAAACCGGCGTTCCAATTTCGCCCCGGATAGTTGTTGAAATGAAATCATAATCAGCCTCATCAAACTGATTGGCCTCTTCCATCCATGCGATATTCGCACCTTCAACGGCCTTTGCCTTTTCGGGCTTATCCATACCCAAACCCCGGAACCAGTTCTTCGTGTGTTTGTTCTGGATGAAGAAGTGATCCTTCTTGATTATGAAGTCATTCGGGAAATGTTTGTAAATAAGGTCGGTCAGCAGTTTAAAGGTGGATCCTTCAATATCGCCATAAACCTTTCGGGAGTGAATTACATTGAATTGGTACGGCTTAAAGCTATGGTAAATTAGCTTTCGGGCAATGTTGTGAGATTTTGCTGATGCCCTGGTTCCAAAATGCCCCTCAACTGTGTAAAGTGGTTCGATGAAAGGCCAATACCACTTCAGCCAAAAGTTCCGTTGAAAGTTGAAGTTCATTCACTTTTTATCTGTTATGCTAATTTGGCCCGGATAAAAGTTAGCACAA